GTAAGTAGTAAAGGAGTGCCAGTAACGGCAAGATAGGAGGACAGACACATGTGTGAATATTGCAATGGTGAATGTGGACAAGGTTGCTAATGAAAAGCGAAAAACCTAAGACACAAAGACTACCAAAAAAGAAACCTCAGGAAGAGGCTTTAAAACAAGCTAAACTTAAACAGCTAACTAAGCCTCAACCTGAACCTCAAAAACCAAGGACAGTTATTAAAACTACTGCCCCTATGAAAAAAAGAATGAAACCTATTAGAGGACAAATGGTAGAAGCTAATCAAACATCTAAACCTATGTCTCCTAAAATGAGAACAGATGTAGCAGCTAAACCTACTGCAGGTAGAATGACTGCTGCAAGTATGTTTGAAAGAAGGAAGAAAGAAAAGAGAAAAGAATTAACAAGACAGATGAAACCATTAAGGATAGGTTAATTGAAATACTTATACATAATAATATTATTATTTCTATCGCCGATAGTTTTTGCAGAGACAAACACTGTGTCATCGACTGTAGTTACAAACTCAACCCCACCTACAGCAAATGCACCAGTTATTGCCAATTCAAATAGTGATATATGTAAAGTTGGTATTGGCGGAAGTGTACAAAATAATGTACTAGGTGTAGCTACAGGAATTTTAGTAGATGATGAACTGTGTCAAAAATTAAAGCTAAGTCGTTCCATGTATGGCTACGGCATGAAAGTTGCGGCTGTGTCTATTCTTTGTCAGGACCCTCGTGTTTGGACAGCAATGACCGATGCAGGGACTCCATGTCCTGTCAAGGGCCTTATCGGGGCAGAGGCACAAGAATACTGGACTGACAATCCTAATGAGATTCCAGATGGAAGTAAATATAAAACTGAATATGTACAGGCAAGTAAACCTGTAGAAGGAGAGTTAAGTGATGTCGGTCATATTGCACTTTATAAGACTTTGTTCCTTATTACTACTGGCCTCCTCTTATTCTAAGGCAGAATGTTTAATTGACGAAGCAGGACTTTGTACTCCTGGTGTCACAATTACAGAAGAAACACAGGTAGATATTACAGAAGAAGATTTAGGAACAGAAATTATTACAACGACAACTACTACTGTCACAACAACAACTGAAACTATTACAAACGAAAACTCAGGTAATATATTAGATGGGTCTAACGGATATGTAAATTCTTCAAAAGAGGGTGACATGGATATAGATTGGGGTGGCCAAGGTTCAGCTTCTATGCCAACAGGTAATGCTTGTTATGGATTAGGTTCAGATAAATGTGCACAGATTACAGGCAGTGGCAACTCAACATCTACTATGGGTGTATCAGGTATGGGTACAACATTTATAAATACAGTTGATATATCTGATTTAAATATACAAAAAGGCGGAGAAGTAAAATACTCAATAGAAGTAGATAAGCAAGATGCTCAAGATAGAATATACATGCACATTACAGGACTTAATGGAACTAGCCAAGTCTTTTCAGGCACTGACATCTTGTCTGAATCTGGAGTATCAACAGGCTACCAGTCTTATAATGGGTCTTTCGATTTCAGTGGTGTATTAAATAAAGTAGTTATTGAAGTAGGCGGAAGAGATATTAACCTTGCTGTTGGTCCTTTGTTTGACGATGTAAGTGTAGATGTATTTTATAATGTTATAAATACAATAGTAACTCAACAGATTACAACAATAGAAGAAATTTATTATTTAGATTTATTCTCTACAACAGAAATAGAATTTGCAGAAGAAGTATTTGAATTTAATGATATTAGTTTTGACGAAGGTAATATTGATTTTACTCCTATAGAACCTGAACCTGAAGAAGTTACTTTTGAAAGTGTAGAACTAGAGATAGATTTTGAAATGGATTTCGATATGGAATTTGCACCACCTCCTCCTATGGAAATATTACCACCACCAGATATGGAGATGGATATACCTGTTAATGTAGAAACAGTAGAAGCAGAGATACAAATGGAACTTGAAGAGTTACCAGAACCTGAGATGATAGCCTCGGTAGAAGACATGCCTGAACCTGAGGTAGAAAAACCACAACTAGAGGAAGTAAAAGAAACACCAACAGAATTAGAAGAGACTGTAGATGAACAACCTGAAGAAGAAACAAAAGAACCTGAGGGAAAAACAACTGAAGAGCCTGCTGCAGAAGATAACGATACCTCTGAACAGGAAGAAGTTGAAGAACAAAAAGAAAAACCTGTAGATAAACCTACTAAAAAAGAACCATCTGCAAAAGAAAAAGCAGCTACTAAAATAGTTAAAAAGATAGATGATAAAGCTAGATACGATGATGCTGCTCAAACTAAAACTTTAATTGTGATGCAAATACTAGGTAATACAAAAACTTTTTTTGATGCACAATCAATGATAGTAGATACAAATGTTAATCAGTATTTGAATAAAACAATAGAAGATAATTACGGGGTATTATTTGATATGGCACAACAACAAACAATAGATGATATGATAAATTCACAATGGCAGAAGTAAACATAGGCGGTATATCCTTCAAAGGAGGGAAAATGCTAGGTGTTTTAGTAGCACTTTCTACTGCATGTGGTGTACTTTATGGTTGCTTTGAGGCCTATAAAAGGTATATTGATATGGAAGAAAAGATAAATTCATTCGTATCGCCTGACCTTTCAGGGTTCGATAAGAAGATTGCTCTATTAGAAACTCAAACTAAATCAGAAATAGAACTTGTATCACAACAATTAGATGCTTTAAAAAGTGAATTAGAAATAATACTAGGTGAGATAGACTTAATAAGTCAGGTGAGTAGAGAACTTAAAGATGACCTTAAAACAGATTTGAGAGCTGTCGAGCAAGATGTAAGACACATTACTGAAATAGTAAATGATGTTGAGGATAGACAGAAAGAAGATTCCAGAGAGTTGATTAATGAAATGAAATTACTAGAAGAAAAACTAGAATTACAAATTAACAAAGCATTGAGTAACCCATTAAGTGGTATGTCAGCAAAGGGGCAATAATGAAAATAGATTTAAAAATAATTTTACCATACATAGTTATACTAGCAAGTCTTGCAATGACATGGGGTATGTGGTCTGAAAGACTGGAAGCAGTCGAAACTAAAGTAGATGCAGTCACACAAATCCAACAAGACGTAGCTGTTATAAAAGAAAAAATTATGTGGATGGAATCTTATTTAATGGGAGATAATTAATGGCGTATAAAGCATATAATGATTTAACAGAGCAACAAAAACAACAGTTTGGAGATGAGGCATCTTATAAAAGTTTTATGGATGCTAATATAACTACACCTGCAACAACAACAAATACACAGACAACTCAAACACTAACAGACCCTTCTGATTTTGCACAAGCACAAGTTGGTGCATCTTTAAGACAACCTACATTACCAACTGGTGCAGCAGTAATGCCAGGACTTGCTTTACAATCTCCAACAGATGCAACATTGCAGACTTCAACTGGATTAACAGGTACACAAGCAGCAGCAGTGCCAACTGCAACACCTGCACCTACAATAACACCACAAACTGTACCTACATCAACAGCTATTGCACAACAAACTGCAACGGCTGCACCTTTATATTCTGCTGTAACAGGTGCTACTACTCCTCAAATGACAGCAGCACAAGGTACAGTATCTGCACCTATGGTTGCACAACAACAAGATTTAACAGCACTACCCCCTGAAGCTACAGTCCAAGGCCAGTTAGCTAATATATCAAGTGCTATTAACACTGCAGTAGATGAAGGTAAACCTATACCTGCATTTGCATCAGGAGCAAAAAGATTAGTAGATGCAGCAATGCAACAAAGAGGACTAGGCTCTTCTAGTATAGCTGCAGAAGCACTAGCACAAGGTATAATAGAAGCATCTGTGCCTATTGCACAACAAGATGCACAGTTTTATCAACAAGCTATATTTCAAAACTTAAACAATAGACAACAAGCAGCAGTATTAAATGCACAACAATCCTTTCAAATGGATACTGCTAATCTATCTAATAGACAACAAGCCAGTCTAACAAACATCCAACTCAGACAGCAATCAATGTTATCAGACCAAGCAGCTTCTAATGCTGCATTGCAGTTTAATGCTCAGAGTCAACAACAAACTGACCAGTTCTTTGCAAGTTTAGCTACACAAATAAATACTAATAATGCACAAAGAGTAGATGCTATGAATCAATATTCAGTAGCAGAGAAAAATAAAATATCAGCACAAAATGCACAGAATGAAATAGGTGTAGCAGAAGCTAATGCACAAAGAGAGGCAGCAATCAATCAGTTTAATACACAATTAGAAGACCAAAGACAAAGGTTTAATGTAGAGAATCAAAGACTCATAGACCAGTCTAATGTAACATGGAGAAGAAGTATCAATACTGCAAATACCGCCGCTATAAATGCAGCCAATCAAACAGATGCACAGAACTTATTAAATATATCTAACTTTGCACTGTCTGCACTATGGCAACAGTGGAGAGATGAAGCATCATGGATTAATACATCATCAGAAAATTTAAAAGAGAGGGCGCATAACATAGCTATCGCTGCTCTTGAAAGAGAAACAGAATTAGCTTTACTAGATGAGGCAGGTAAGAATGAACTTAATGGATTACTTGGTCAATTAGGAGTAAAGATATTTTCTAACATACCAATAGGAGGCAAATAATGTCATTAGGATTAGCAGCAAAATTATTTACAGGAGCACAGTATCTGTCAGATGTGATGAGCAAGAATCAAGAAGGTACAGGAAGTATCTACGGAGAGAGTGCAGGACAAGTAAGAAACAGAGTTAATTTTGATAGATTTAAAAGAGACAGTTATGCACCTGAAGAAGCAGGTGAAGTAAAAGCAAACGAAGCAATTAGTTATTCAGAACTGTCTAGAATATGGGACAGTATATTACCTAATGCTTATGCAGATTTAATAGAAAGAGTAGAGCAACCTGCTTTTTCATCTAGGAAGGATATATAATGGAAAGACAATCAAACCCTTTTGATACACCTGTACCGGGACAATCTCTAACAGACAATCCTAAAAATTATCCTTGGGAAAACCCTTCTAGATTTCCTAGTTTAGAAAAAGCTTCTTTACATATTTGGAGAGAGATAAACAAGAAAGATTCATTGAAAAGAATTATAATTTTGTTAGAGGCAGGAGTTTCAGTAGAATCAGTAACTAGAGTAATTGTATTTTCAGGATTTGTAGAAGGTGCTTTTAGTGTAGATTCTGCATTACTTCTAACGCCGATAGTTCAAAAGATGATATTACAAGTAGGTAAAGCAGCAGGTATATCTAAATTAAAAGTAACTAGACCTAAGAAAAATGAAACAGAAGAAATGATTAAAAATTTATATAATACTAGAGGTTATAAACCAACAGATAAGAAAATAAAAAAAGCAAAAAAAGCCATTAAAGATAAACCTAAAGGATTAATGTCTAGAAATAAAGGAGATGAGTAATGGGATTTTTTAAACCAACAGCTTTCTTTACAGGAGCAGCAAGAGAAGGCGTAACTATGTTTGAAGAGGCAGAAGAGATTGGAAAAGAGGGTGTCTCAATACTAAAAGAAGCTAAAGAAGAAGTACAAAAAGAAATTAAAACTGTATCTGATAACTATGACAAAGCTATTAAACTTGCAGATAGTGTAGGCGGTGGTGCATTCGGTAAATATTTATTTAGTTATTATCCTGATGTTGACCAGTTAGCGGGCCTATCAGATTTAGCACCTGAGGACAGAACAAAAGCACTTTCTACTATAAAAAGTAATTATAATAATTTATCAGAAGAAGACAAAGCAAAATTAACAGATGGTGATTTTTCTGAAATGGTTGAGAAAAAATATTCTATGGATGTTGATGGTATAAAAAGTGGCTTAATAGAAAAGGCAAACATGGGTACAGCAACTGCAAATACTTTAGTAGGTAAGGTACAGGGCATGGTTGATAAATCTCAATTTGCACCACAGAGAGAAGCTATCGTATCGGGTGTTGGTGGTAGAGACTTAGTAGAATCAGACCCTATTGAAGGTGGCTTTGATGCAGTACCCTCAGGAATGGGAGGACCAGTGCCTTATGAAAGTGCAGGTGCATATGGAGAAGATTATCAAAAAATAAAAATGGATGCTGATAAGGCTTTTGAGGATTATTTAAAATCAAATAGATTTAAAATAGATGCTACAAATTTATATCAAGATGATGAAGCTATTAAAATAGTAGGTAATATACTGTTTAAACAAGGTGTAATGGGAGGCGTTGCCGAAGAAGGAGTTTCTTTAATGGAGATTAAATCTGAAATAAATAGAATATCCCAACAAAGTGAAAGCCTATCTCCAGATATGGTAATGGAAGATATACTTCGAGATAACTTCTTAGATACTAGGTATGGAGGTTTCTTTACTTATACAGGGGTTATAGAAATGCTCGAACTAGACAAAGCAGCAAGAGAAAGCATGGGTTAATAGTGGCAGGAGAATATAAAAAACTTTTAGAGACTAACCCTGAACTTGCTGCAGAAATTAAAAAAAAAGTTAAGTCTCGAATAACAGATAAAAAAGGTCGTGAAAATTATTTTTTTATAACTAATGATAAAACAAATAGTATAAATAATACTACTAGAAATGAGAAAGAGACTTCTGATTACAACTATGAAGACGACACAGACTATAATAAAAAGGTAAGTTTAGGTAGGGCATTTTCACTGGGTTTACTAGATACAACTAGAGGTGTTAGTCAAATAACAGGACTAGGATTTGATAAAAAAACCATGCGTAAGGAACAAAGACAGTTAGTTAATTCTATGCAAGGTGAAGGTGGCGGACTAATTAAAGCTGCCTATTTTGCAGGTGCTATTCTAGACCCTGCTTCTTGGTTATTACCATTCGGTAAAGCAAAAACACTATACACTATGGGTAAATATGGCATGGTCTCTGGAGCCGTAGCAGGTGCTGCAGGATATGTTGATGAAGATATGGAAAGTATTGTAGGAGAAGGTAAGATAACTAGAGGTGAACAGGCTTTACTTGGAGGCATTGGTGGTGGAATATTAAGTCCTACACTAGGTGCATTAAGAAATCTAGGAGTAAAAGTTACAGGTAAAGGAACAGCCACTCCTATAGGACAGCCTGACCCTGAAGGTTTTATAGGTACAATATTTAATCTTAAACATGTTAATACTCAAAAGGCACTAAAAGATAAGAGCATTAAAAAAGTAAAGCTTTCATCAGCACCCAAAATTAAAGAGGGTGAAGATTATGTTGGAGGTATTAGAAAAGGAGATAAAGCTATATTTGCAACTGAAGGTAAAGGAAGAGTAGCTACATATAGACCTGATAGTAAAATAGGAGACCCCTCTGCTGATATTTTAAAAACTGTTGAAGAACAAGACCTACTAAGAAAAACAGGAAAAACTGAAAAGCAAATAGAGGCACAAAATAAAAAAGAATTTATAGAAAAACAAAAAAACTTTCCTAAAAAGGGTATGTACATGAAGCCTGTTAAATCTTTCTTCGATAAGTATATTGCCAAACCTTACGAAGAAAAAATAGGAAGGCCTACTTTTCAAAAGATAGCATCAGGACAAGGAGCCTCTGTAACTGGTGGTGCTTTACTAGGTTTTAATACCAACGAGGAGTTGCCCCTAATTAGTATAAATAATCCTTTTAGTTCTAGATTAGGAAGGGCTATGACAGGAGCTGTATTGGGGCTAGCAGGTTTTAAAGGCCTTTCTAAATTAAAAATAACTAGAAAAACAGGTACTAAAGAGGATGATGGTGCTACTTTTACTATGCCTGTCACAGAATGGATGGGTAGAGGAATTAAAGATAAATACAATTTACCAAGAGAATTTGTAGCTTTAAGACAACAGGCCCAAGGAATGGGCGGTCATATAGCTTCTCAATTTCATGACCTTGTACAAAAAGCAAAGCTTTTAAATATGGATGAAAGAAGAATACTTTACAATATTTTGGAAGGCGATGAAATATCCAAGGTAGATTCTAAAAAAATAATGATGTTATCCAAAGAAGCAAGAGAAACAATAAATAAATTTGGACAGATGTATGTCGACTACGGATTAATGGATGTAAAAACTTTTCAAAGAAATGCAAACTCTTATTTAAGAAGAATATATTCTAAAGATAAAGAAGCACCTAAGATTGGTGATGATTTAAAACCTAGGGGTCAGGTGTTAGAAGTAACAGAAGCAGACTTTAATAAAAATTATAAAAATGTTAAAGCTGTTAATGAAAAAGGACAACCTATTATGATAAGGGGAGGTATAGGAGAGCCTAGACTAGTTGAGCATAGAGGTTGGGAAGTATTTGATGATGTAACAAAAGACGGAGTTAAATATAAAGTTATTAGATGGGAGTATACTAAAGCAGAAAGATTAGCTAAAGGTGAAATTGAAGATGCTGCAGCAGGTATAGAACTTACAGGACAATACATGGCAAGTACAATATCTCAATTTAAATTTTATGATGATATATATAAAACCCCATCACTAGGAGCATATGTAAAAGCACCTAATGGTAAGTATACACTGGATAAAAAATTTAAAGGTCTATCTGAAGAAGCCATGAACAAGCAGGGATATTATAAAATGCCTGACACAAGTATCAAGGATACCAAAATTAAAAAGTATGGAAATCTATCTGGTAAATATGTTCTAGAAGAAGTATACAGAAATCTATTAACCGCTAATAAGTATAGGGAACTAGGTAGCAAATCTTTATTTCAAAAGTATAGAAAATTAAATGGTTTATGGAAAGTATCTAAAACGGCATGGAATCCAACTGTTCATGTAAATAATATATTTGGTAATATTTTCTTTTCAGACTTTGCTGATGTACCACTATTTGTAGGCACTAAGGGAGAAGGTGGACTTATAGATTCTTTTAAAATGTTAGCCAAACATAATAGTAAAGACCCTTATAAATCAGAGACTGTTTATTTAGCACAAAAGTTTGGTGTTTTTGACGCTGACTTTATAGCTAGAGAACTTAAAACATTTGATTTTAAAGCTATTAAAAATGCTTATAGCTATGATGCTAAAAAAACAGAGTGGAGCAATGCTGTAGATATTGGTGGTAGAGTTTATGAAGCGGTAAGAAAAAATAAAATAACTGGAACACTACAAAATTGGTACAGGGTTGAAGACCATATATTTAGATTAAACGCCTTTCAACACAGACTTAAAATGGGTGACAGTGCTAGTGATGCTGCTCTGTTTGCTAGAAAACAATTTATTGATTATGACATAGATGCACCCGTAATAAATGGATTGAGACATTCTGTAACTCCATTCTTAGCATTTAGTTACAGAATAGTTCCTATACTTGCTGAAACTGCAGTAGTTAGACCTTGGAAGTTTGCTAAGTATGCTGCACTAGGATATGGATTAAGTACACTAGGTGCTGAAATGGGAGGTGGTGATGCAGAAAAAGAAAGACAAATGCTTCCCAAATATTCTGCAGGAACACTATTAGGTATACCTTTAATGCCTAATAATGAAATAAAATTACCTATACAATCTAGGGAAGGGCAGTCTAAGTATATAAATATTCAAAGATTTTTTCCAGGTGGGGATGTTTTAGACATGGGTGATAGGATAGTTCCTTACTTACCCGCACCATTACAACCAAGCTTGGGAATAGCAGGTGATATATTTTTTAGTTTAATAGGAGTTGACTTATTTAGAAAGACATTTGAACCTACGTCAGATGTCATAGAAATTTCAAAGAGAATGGGTACTAAATTAATACCTAACTTTCCTTTTATACCAGGGTCTTACTCTACAAAAAGAATAGATAGAGCAACTAGAGGTACTAATATTTCACCATACAGAGAAGATGAAGCTGAGTGGATGGCTATACTAAGTGCTTTTGGATTTAAAGTTTCTAATAGAACAGTGGGTACTTTAACTGCTGCAAAATCTTTGGAATTTACTAAAGAAATGAAAAAACTAGAAAAAGAAATAGGAGATTTGGCAGACCAATTAAGAAGAGGTGTAATATCTATGGGTACATATGATAGAAAATCTTCTGAAATAATAATTAAAATGCAAACTAAAGCAAAAATATTTGGTGGAAGGATAGAGGGAATATCTCCTGCAGATATTCTAGAATCACCAGAAGTTTTAAACTTAAGAAATAATAGATAGGAGTATATATGTTAAATATGTTATTAGGCCCCATTGCTAATATAGTAGGGGATACAGTTAAAGGATTTGTAGCAACTAAGAAAGCTAAAGCAGAGTTAGCTGTTACTGAAATTAAAGCAGCCAAAGCTTTAAAGGAACAACAAATCGCAGGGAAAATTTCGTGGGAGGCCAGTGCGGTCGACCAAATGAAAGGTTCTTGGAAAGATGAACTAATTTTAATATGTCTTCTAGTTCCTGCGGTGGCAGTTTTCATACCGGGATGGACTCCTCACATTAAAGCAGGGTTTGAGGCACTTCACTCCTTGCCTGATTATTATAAGCATCTACTATACATAGCATGTTCTGCTAGTTTTGGTATCAAAGGTGCAAAAGGTGCTATGGGATTAATAACTAAAAAGAAATAGGAGTATATTATGGTAGATGTAATTAAAAAAGAACTAATGGATAGAGTTAAGGAACATGAAGGCTATAGACTAGACCCCTACTTTTGTACAGAGGGACACCTAACAGGTGGGTATGGTCATAAAATTTTAGAGGGAGAAGTAGTGCCTACAACCAAAGAAGGTTGGGACTTACTATTTGAAAAGGATTTCAATAAAGCATGGGATAGTATGAAAGAACTATGTAGTGAAAATGAATTAGACATACACATAAAAGCACAAGGAATATTATGTGAAATGATTTTTCAAATGGGTGCTAATGGTGTATCTAAATTTAAGAACATGCTACTTGCATTAAGGAATAAGTCGTACACTGTCGCAGCAAAAGAGATGCTCGATAGTCGTTGGGCAAAGCAAACCCCCAATCGTGCCAAAGAGTTATCTTCTCGAATGGAAGAACTAACTAGTTAACTTATCTAATAATTGTTGGGTTGTTTTGTAAGAGTGGGAATACTCATTCTTTAAATGTACTACTACTGCTTTTAGTATATGAGGTAGAGGTATTAAGAGTTTTTTATCATGAGAGTAGGGTTCGTTTGTACCATACTTCTTTTTAAATACTTCTATTAAATCTTTAGTATTTAAAGTCTCTTCATCCCAATAAAAATTCCCATCAACTCTGGAATAGGAAACTTTACAACTATATAACTGAAAACCATCGTTACTTTTTAATGAAGTTTGGTGAGATGTTGTCATTGATTTCTGTCAATCCTGCTAATAAATTAATATATTTTTGCACTTCAATAAAAGGCTTGTTAGCTAAGTATTGTAGTAGAGTATTCCTCTGCTCTTCACTTAGTACATAGTTTTTTTGTTGAGGTGCTTCGTTATTTTTGGTCATGTATTTCTCCTGCTATTGCAATGTATGCAGCACCATCAGTATAACTATCGGCACTACTTCCTGTTGTTGTCCTAGCTATCTTTAGTATAGCCATCATCATAGCCACTTGCTCTGCATTGATTTCACAATCAGTATAAGCAGACCACATAGTAGCTATCTTATCATGGAGTATCTTCTTATCTCCATAAGCTTTTGCTCTGTCACCAGAAACTAATTTAGATGCACTCTTCAGTATGTCTTCAGTTTTCATTTCTATTCTCCATATAATTATTATAATCAATTAACTTAATAATAGGAACTAAGTATCCCCAAGAGGTATTGTTATCTCCCCCAGGAACACTGTTAAACTTATTGTTATCAATTATATATATTAAATCTTTTGTTTTTAAGGTTATGTTAAAACAAAATCTATCCCCGCTATAAAAGTTTATAGTCCACCACTCTGCTTGAGTCTTTCGTATACCACTTTCTTTACCTCTACTTTGATATTCGCAATAGTGGTTGCCTGTCTTAATCCACTTATCTCTTTCAGACTTTACCTCAGTCTTCTCACCTTCTTGTATTTCCCCTACTACTACTTCACCTTGCTTACCCCACTCTAGGTCATGTTTAAAATTAGAATTATGTTTCATAGTTCTCCTAGTTCAGATTTTTTAAATCTAAATATTTTGTTAAGTCTACTATATTACTTTCATCATCTTCTTTTATGAACTCTGTTGCGTCAGACATATCAATAGCATCTAACTTAGCAGATATCTCTATACCCCTTTCATAAAAAGGGTCAGGGTCTTCTAGCAAAAGCTGTGCTGCTCCCAGTGCCACTAGCTTACACATTTCTTTTTCAGGAGTATCTGCATTATAATCAGTAGTTAAACCAACAGCAAACTTACCTTTCTTATAAGGTTTTAATAATATTACTATTCCGTCATTTATATTTTGTGTTTTTTTTGTCATTGTTTTTTTCCTCTGTCGGCTACATGAGTATACCAATAATATCTAGGACTTTTAGAACGAGGCCTACCTTCATCATCAAAAACTTGTTGAGGTAAGTGTTGTATCTTATCTCCCCAACAATCTTGCTTGAAAGAACAGAACCCGCAGACACTACTCAACACTCTATTACCTGTTAGTTTACTTCTATACTTTTCTTCTACATCATCGAAACACCTTTCAAAAGGTTTGTTTTCCATCAAAGCTTTAATATTATCATCGGCTAACTTCAAAGCTTCTTTTCTATGTTTAGTATCACTTCTTGGTGCTGATACTATACACATTTCCCCTGTTGATTTATTAACTACAATCCAACCTCCAAACTTTTTATTCTCTGCATCTGCATAGAGATATCCTTGAGACTTATATCCAAAGACATCCTTATCTACAACTGCTTCAAATCCCATAGCAAACTTATTCTTGTATGCCCAATCACTAGCTGATTTAATATCATAAATTTTACCACCAATCTCTACATCATAAGTACCTGTAAGACCTGTCTCAAAGTATTTACTTTTTCTAGTGACTTGTTTTTGTTCACTATCTACTACAGTTCCAGAAGCTTTTAATAACAACATTGTTAATGCTTCTATCATATCACCAAATAAAAATCTTAGTTTATTATTGTAAGGCATGGGTTCTTTTTTGGCCCCTGCTTTTTCCATTTGTAATTGACAGAGAGGTTTACCGATACCTGACATCCTAATTCTAAAGGAGGTATCTCTTTTTTCTTTGAATTGTTTTCGGATTGCTTTCTTACAGTCTTCTCCAAACTGTTCGATAAGTTCTTCGCTTACAGGCACAGGCGATTTCTCAGCCTGTACCAATAAATGTTTTATTTTATCTAGTATTTCTTCTGTCAAGCTTTAGTGACTTTAGATACTAAGGCACTTTCATCAGCATACTTTTTTAAATGAGCATGGTATTTTTCCATAACTTGCTCATTCTTAGCTTCAATATCATTCTTGAATAATTGATAGGCTCTACCATCGTCACTATCTTCTAAAAGATTAGCAGGTATATCAAGAGATGTTATCTTACCTATCTTTAAATTATAAAATGTATTACCGCCAACAGTCTTCTCCTCTGTATTTAATGCTACAGAATTAGACCACAGTATTCCTTTATTTGATAATAAAGAATCTAAGTTGCTCATAACAATAGCATTACCTCCTGCATATTTTAATTGAACAGGATATTCTTTCAGAGTAATCTTATCACCCTTTGAGTTTTCACCTTTAATATCCATCAAGCCATACATAATTCTATAAAACTTTGTACTCTCTGCCCTTACCTTTTGGTCGGGTGTTAAGTCTGCTCTATTTTTTGTAGTGACATATCCACATTTTGTAGTGCCTAAGGTATCAAAAGCTTCTTCTCCAAATGCAACTAAGATAGACTCAGCAGAAAAAGTTTTCTCTTTATTATCCCATGTCATGTACTGTTGTCTTTTCATGAATGGTCTAAAAGATATTGAGGGTGCATAGACAAATTGTTCTGTATCCTTATCCCAAACATTGTAGCTACCAAGATGTTGGGTAATTTTATCATCATTATTTTTGTCTTTGTGGTTGTTTGTTATTCGCAGATTAACAATGTATGAGGGCGTACTTTTCGTACCCATACCTGCCTCTGCTCTTATTTGTTCTTCGGACATGTCTCCAAAGATTGTTTTTTCAGTCATGTATATATACTCCTATATTTGTTTTAGGTCTAACCAATTATGCCCCTTTTTTATTTCATAGTCAAGGGGAATATTAAAATCTATGTCGTATCTTTTATTAATAGATTGTGTGATACCATCACAAGCCTTCTTTAGTTTAGTTATGACATGGTCTACCTCCGATGAATGTGCATCTATAATAATAGAATCATGCACAGTGTTTATTAATCTACTTCTCATTCCTTTTACTGCATTGTAAATATCAATACAAGCTGCGGGAACTATATCACCTGTTGCAAATCCTTGAACAGGATAATTTCTAACTTGAGTATAATAATTAGAACCACCCCAAGTACCTCTTTCTATACCTTCAAAGTAGTATTGCCTACCACTAGGAAGTGTCACAAAGGATGTAGCTATGGCTGTATCCTCTGTTCTATCTTGCCATTGTGTTATACCTTTGTATCTTTTCTTAAACCATGAGTAATATTTTTTCTCTTCATCAGTTCCTGAAAATCCACCATAGAGAGGTTTAAATGTATGTGCCTTTGCATCTTGTCTTACACAACCAATAACATTAGCAGTATTTTGGTGAACATCTACACCCTCTAAAATATCAGAGATAGCTTGAGAATCTTGAGATAGAAAAGCAGCAACTCTAAATTCTAATTGTGCAAAATCCATTTCAATAATCTCACCATTATCAAATCTAGATTGTATTATTCTTTTGATAGGTAGCTTATCACCCCTTGGTATATTTTGGAAGTTAGGCTCTGAACAAGATAGTCTACCTGTCACCACATTAGTTTGACTAAAGTGAGGGTGTAGCATGTCATCTTGTTTAACATATGTTTTTATACCCTCAACAAAAGTAGATAAATATTTTGATACCTGTCTAAATCTAATTAAGTATTCCAAAAACTCTTTTATTCTTCCAGTATTTCTATCGGCGATATATTGTAAGTTAGCCTCTGATACTACACCACCATTAGAATTTATATTCTTCTGAGTTCTTATGGGTACTTTAAAACCTGCTACTTTTTGTGTAGCTGTAAGTAAAACACCTTCACCTTTACACTCAGAACACTTATGAATTTGTTGAAAGTAAGTTCCATCTTTTTTTATTTTTCTACGGATACCTGCACCATCACAAACATTACATTTTACACCTGCCTCATACTGTACAGGTCTAGTTTTTTTCTCTATTATTTGTCTAAAGGTATGGTCGGGATATTTAACAGGAGTTCTCTTCTTTCCTGATTCATCTGTACCCAAGCCAAAAGTTATTGCCCAATCATTCTTATCTATAATTTCTCTAGAATGGATGATTTTAGATAACTGCTCTGGACTTCCAATATTATATGGTCTATCGCCCATCATCTCTTGAACAGTTATCTCTATCTTTTTTTTGATAGAACTATACTCCTCGTCTAATGCTTTTTTAAGTTCGTCTAGTGTGCTAGGATTTACATAAATTCCATTTCGTTCTATCTCTACTAATGTAATTAAAAATTCACACATCAATTCTAATGTAGGTAGTAGTCCTTTATTTTCTTCTCGTTTATAATCAAGGTCTTGTTGCAAGTATAAATCTTTTGTTATAGCAACATCATTTCTACCATAGGTTTCTAAATCAGAAATAGGTATCTTATCCATGCCAATACCAGAGTCTATGGCATTTTCTAATGTTGCATATTTAATTCCTATCTTTCTTCTCTTACAACATTCTTTTAAACTTAAAGGTTTTCTTTGGCCTCTGTATAAAACAGATTCTGCAACCATAGTATCCCATACCTTACCTTCATATTTAAATCCACATTCTAATAACCAAGACAAATCAAACTTAAGATTGTGTCCCACCATTAATGTTGTCTTATCTAAAATTGACTGGAGTTCGTTATGGCTAGTACGAATATCGCCAGTGAACTCATCATGATTAAAAAATATATATTCATCATTTACTCCTACGCTTACTAGTTTATTACTTAAATTATACGGAGTATTATCTCCGTCTTTTGTGAAAGTTGTTTCTATATCCAATACACTAATCATTAATCTATGTACCTCGCTTTACTAGGCACAATCTTACAAGGAATAATACCATGCCAACCCGTTAATTTATTTTTACTAATACATAATGTTCTAGTAAAATCTTCTTCTCCTTCCCAGTCATCCTTCTTTCCTATACCAATAATTAAATCAGCTTCTGCTGCTTTGCCTGTCTTACTACCCTCCATGTTATTAAAACTTATGTGATTTTTATCATGAGCATCACTACTCGCTTGGCATATACCAAACATACACACATCCCTTCTACTAGCTATGTCTCTAGTTAATTTATATATCTCTCTCAATTTTTCATGACCACTGTCAAAATTTTCTGATAGTTCTATCTTATCTAATTGGTCAACTATAACTACATCAGGTTTATACTCTTCACAATAACTGTCTATTGATTCTACAGTAAAATCTTTACAATCGTATACATGAATTTTATCTTTTATTTTTTCCCATTCTGCATTAGCTACCTCAGGCTCTTCATCTATGTGGCTCTTAGTCATATCAGAACATGCCTGTATTAATCTTAAAACAATTCTAGAAGGCTTCTCTTCATTGCAAAAAATGGCTATATTGTTGACTTTTTCTTGATATGCAAAACCATTTTCACCACCTACCATGTTAATCCAAAAGGCAGTCTTACCAGATTCCGGTCTTGCAAAGATGACAGTGAAGTGTCCCTTGCCAACACCCTTTACTTGTTGATTTAATAATGAGGGTGCAGAAAATTGAAACAGATTACTGTAATCCATTTCTTTGAGAAGTTCATACAAATCTTTTGTGACTTCTTGAATACTATCCTCGATAGATTCTTCTTGTTGTAAAAGTTTAACAACACTTTTTACATCACCACCACCATTTTTATAAATGTTTAAAAGTTTTTGTGATGCTTCATGTACAATTTGTGATTGATGCATCTGCTGTATAGTCAGTACAACATTGTCTTCATTGATGTCAACTGTATCTAAGTCAGTCACAACCTGCATTGCTTTGTCTTTATTAGATTGTGTATTGGTAGGATTATAATTTAAATAATTAATATATAAATCATCGTGAAGTATTTCTTTACAGTCAGGTAAATCTTTATAAGTTTTTTCTATGACTGCATAGACATCTAGTAAATTAGCTAGACTACTTTTTTGTATTTTGTTTTTGTATTTTTGATAAAACTCTTTTCTTAAGCAAAGCTTTATAATTTTTAATGCCATCAAATTTTTCATCCGCTGCCCTCTCAAACCTCTTTGATACTTGTTCTAACCTTGGTGCTAATTTTAATATAGATAAAGCCTCTTTTAATTCTTCTGAATTATTCATCTGTATAATCATCCTCCACTCTAATATTACAATTACTTATAAATTCTTGAACATCTAAATTAAACTCTTGCATATCCACTAACTCTTTTGCAATAAGTTCTCTAGCTTTTTTATCAGAATATTCATGTAAGTCTTTGACATTCCCTGGCACTTCAAATGTAAAAGTTCTCTCGACTGTTGCCATGATTTTATATTTTGGAAATGGATTATTCATCTGTATCCTCCCATGATTCCTCAGGTATTTTACTTACTACCTCTACTGGTTTAGTTTTCATAAATTCTAAGTTCTTACCTAGTAATACTTTAACTCTACCCTCTATTACATGTTTAACATCATCCATTTTTAAATCAGAAGGTTTCTTTTCGTACATAAAAAAGTCTGACCTAAACCCTGTTTCAGATATGTAGGGAACATGATACTCAGGTCTTCCCTTATATTTATTACTGACAGTATAGCCTGTATCAATACCTTTATTTATATCTACTTCAAGCCTGTGGTTGGACATAGTTAGGTGATAATGCCAATTCTCCCATGGTCTATTATCTTCATTGTCCCAACCTCTATAGACTTGGGATGTAAGCTTCGCATCTATATCTATCTCCGATATTTTTATTATTCCTTCAAAGTGTACTCTGTCAAAAAACGCCATCTACTATTCCTTTCCTTTTTTAAATAATCCAGAGGTGTTTAACTTAGAGGCATCCTCTTTTGCCTTATCTACAACTTCAGCTAACTCCTGTGTTTTTTGAAGCTGTCGAAACTCTTCTTTAGTTTTAGATTGCTCAAGGACTTCGTCTACTGTCATATTAATTTTCTCTTGCCTTAAAAGAAAATTTCTCTCAGCCCACTGTTCTACTCTACCTGTCAAAAATTTATTATGAAGCCTAACTTCTCTTAGGTCTTCTTCTAACTCTTTAATTCTTTTTAATCTATCCCTGCTTTTTTCTTTAGCCTTCTTTAATTGTTCTTCTAACTCTCTAACTATTGCCATGTAATAACTCCTTAATTGTTTCTTGTTTTAAATATTTTAAATCCTTGGGTATGAGAACTATCTTACTATCTACACTATAACCTAGCTTCTTTTGTATGTCAAAAGTCTTAGCGTTAGCATCGGGGTCAAGGCATATATAAACTTTTTTAAATTTACTTCTAATATATTCTGCATGTTTATCAGATAGTGATGTACCCATAATAGCTATACCTGTATGGATAGGAGCTACTGCACAAGCTGACACACAGTCTTCAACAATTACTGCATTAGATACATCATTACCTACTACAAAAGGATAGGCACAAGAATTATATTTATACCATCTCGGAACTTTATTAGATAATGTTCTGCCTACTGCACCTCTAACTATGCCGTCTATATCAATAATAAATACTACCCTATCTTGCTTAACATCATACATAATTCTAGCATTACAATCATAAGGATTAATATTATAATCTTTTAAATACTTCATAGCTTTAGGATTGGGATAGATAGAAACAAATGATTTAGGCATAATAAATTTATCTTCTTGTTTTTTCTTAGGTGTAAAAATATTTTCAATATCGGAGATAGAATAACCCCTAGAGTTAGAGCCACTGTTATTGCACGATGCATGAAAACAATTCCATATAATTTTACCACTAACTTTTCTAATAGATAAAGTATTCCTGTTTAAACAAGAAGGGCAGTCCATTCTAAGACTGCCCCCTTCGTCTATGTTTATGTAATCTAAATCAATTCCTTGCACTACTACCTACCAAATTAGAAAAGATTTGATTAAGCTGATTGCTACCATCATTGTATCCTTTCTCGTACTGTTCTCTAGCTACCATATCAATCATCTCTTTAAATCTTACTATTGATTCGCTAGAAAAAACATTTGTAAATGCTTTGTCATCAAGCATTTCTTTAAATATTTCTAGTTTAGATTGTTTACTCATCATCGTTCTCCTCATCTAAATTAACTGTTTCAATATAGTCATCAAACTCATATGAAGAATAACTTTCATCAAGTCCTTCTCCATCTCTTGCTTTATCTTCTGCTTCTTCACTATTTTTTGCTTCGACAAAATAACTTTTTTGCACATTCCAAGCTAAGACTACTCTATAATTAGGCATTGTACTTCCTTTCTTTTGGTAAGTTTCCTATAGTAAAATCAAAGTCATCTACACGATAGATAAGTTTGATACTCTCTTCCAATTTACTTGGAACTTTTTCTAGTGTCATCAGTCGATACCCTACATCATCTATAAATTTGACTGTATACATTTTCTTCTTGAACTTAAGAAGTCTTATACTGTCGTACCTTACAGATGTAAAGTCATGAGGGTGTCTTTGATGTGCTAAATATCTTTTGTTTTTAAACTCTTTTAAACACATCCCTTGGTCATTTACTGTTATTGGTGAAGGTCTATCGCCGATAGTTTTTATCTCGCCGTCTACAATAGACTTGTATTGCTTCACATCAAATCTAAAAATGCCTTCTCTAAATGTGCCTGTCGATTTTTTGACAAACCCACAATAGAAGAATCCTTGACCTACCGCTTCTTTGATAGCATTTTTAATTGGTTGGTTTATGATTTGCATTATTTTCCTTTCTAGATAATTCATAATCAATATAAACATCCATGACATCCCAACTCACACCGATAGTTGCGTCATGTTTATGTAAAAGTCTATATAAAACATCCCTACATTCATCGTTTGTCAAAGAGTTTTCTTGACCTCTATTTTTTAGTTGTAGTTTAACATCATCA